CCGTTTAACATAATAAATAACTGGGCCGTTGTTAAGACAACGCTAAGGCTTGGTAAGGTTATTGTAGGCAAGTGTATGATGGGATCAACCTCTAACGCAATGAGCAAGGGAGGGGCAAACTACAAAAAAATTGACAAAGACTCTGATGTCACAAAAAGGAATGCAAACGGACAAACTAAGTCAGGCCTATATTCTTTGTTTATTCCTATGGAGTGGAACTTTGAAGGCTTCATAGATATGTACGGAATGCCCGTTTTTAGGAAACCAGAAAAAGAAGTTTTTGATTGTCTAGGGAATATAATAGATCAAGGGGTTCTTGATTTTTGGGAAAACGAAGTTGAGTCACTAAAGAATGACCCAGACGCTCTTAACGAGTTTTACAGACAGTTTCCCAGAACAAAGTCACATGCATTCAGGGATGAATCTAAGAATAGTTTATTTAATTTACAGAAAATATATGAGCAAATAGATTCTAACAACGGTCTAGAGACTCAGAGAATAATTCAAAAGGGAGACTTTTCTTGGCTTAATGGAGTAAAGGATACTAAGGTAATATGGACGCCTAGTAGTAGAGGAACATTTAATGTTTCTTGGATACCAGCGGAGTCTCAGCAGAACAATATACAGATAATAAATGGACAAAAACACCCTGGGAATGCTCATCTTGGATCATTTGGATGTGACAGCTACGACATATCAGGAGTTGTGGGCGGTGGTGGCTCTAATGGAGCCTTACATGGCCTGACTAAGGAGCACATAGATGACGCGCCTACTAATCAATTTTTCTTGGAGTATGTGGACAGACCTCAAACCGCAGAAATATTTTTTGAAAAAGTTCTTATGGCTTTAGTGTTTTATGGTATGCCAGTGCTTGCAGAGAACAATAAACCAAGACTTCTGTATCATTTAAAGAACAGGGGCTACAGAGCCTTTAGTATAAACAGACCTGATAAGCACCGAAACGCACTTTCTCCTGCAGAGAAGGAGTTAGGCGGGATACCATCATCAACGGGAGTTATATCAATACATGCAGAGGCCATAGAGGCTTACATAGAATCCCATGTAGGGATGACTATTAATGGAACTGGGAATATGTACTTCTCAGACACATTGCAGGATTGGGCAAACTACGATATTTCTAACAGAACAAAGTTTGACGCTAGTGTTAGTTCTGGTTTTGCTATAATGGCTAACCATAAATACGTGGCTATTAACACAAATACTAGTACCGAAATTATTGTTAACTTTGCAAGATATAATAACAAAGGTTTTCTAAGCAAAAAGTATGAATAACTCAACTTCTTTCCCAAATCAGTTAGCCTCAGACAGTGAAAAAGAGTCCGAGGCATACGGTTTGTTGGTTGGTAGGGCGATTGAATCTGATTGGTTCAGAGGAGATGGACACTCTAGGTTTTACGAGAATAGAGGCACCTACCATGACCTTAGGCTATACGCTATGGGTGAGCAATCAGTACAAAAGTATAAGGACGAAATGAACCTGAGTGGTGACATATCGTACTTAAATATGGACTGGACACAGGTTCCTATTATACCTAAGTTTGTTGACGTTGTCGTTAACGGAATGTCGGATAGATTATTTGATGTAAGGGCTACGGCTGTGGATCCTATATCAACAGACAAGAGAGCAGAATACAGAAACAAAATACAGACGCAAGTTGTAAATAAAGAGATATTTGAAGAGATCGGAGCCATGCTTGGACAAAATATGTTCTCTGAGAATCCAGACAACTTACCTGAGAATAGCGACGATATAGATCTTCATATGATACTTGACTACAAGGACTCTATTGAGATTGCTCAAGAAAAAGCTATAGAAGCGGTTTTCAAGATGAACGACTACTTTGAATTAAGAAGAAAACTAAATAAAGACGCCACCGTTCTTGGAATTCAAGTAGGTAAGCACTCATTCAATAGACACGATGGTATAGTTACGGAATATGTTGACCCTGAGAATTGGATACATAGCCCAACAGAAGACACAAATTTCAAGGACTGTTATTACTTTGGAGAGGTTAAAACAGTTAATGTTACAGAGATTAAAAAAATTAAGCCAGAGATAACAAAGGAGGAGTTGGAAGACATCTCTAAGTCATCTCAAGGATGGGCTCAACGTCAAGGAAACGGAGGTGAATCTTTTGACAAGAACACCACTACATTGCTTTATTTCTGTTACAAGACAGACAAGAATGTTGTATATAAGAAAAAAATAACAAGTTCAGGGGGAGAGAGGGTAATAAAGAGAGATGATTCATTTAACCCTGAGGAGAACGAGTCATTTGAAAGGCTGTCTAAAAAGATAGACGTGTGGTATGAAGGCGTAATGGTTTTAGGATCACAGAGCGTTCTTAAGTGGGACCTTATGAAGAACATGGTAAGACCTAAGTCTTCTATGCAAAAGCTTCACTCACCATATGTAGCATCCGCACCAAACATGTATAGGGGACGGATTGATTCGTTGGTAAAAAGAATGATTCCATTCGCAGACCAAATACAAATGACCCACCTTAAGCTACAGCAAATATCAGCAGGCATGAAACCTGATGGTGTTTACATAGACGTGGACGGACTATCCTCTATTAGTTTAGGCAAAGGACTTACTTATGGACCCAAGGAGGCATTAGACCTTTACTTTCAAACAGGATCTGTGATTGGTAGGTCACTTAACGAAATTGGTGAGTTTAACAATGGAAAGATACCTGTGCAAGAGCTTAATACCTCAGCATCTGGTTCTAAAATATCCTCTTTAATTAGCTTGTATAACTACAACCTTGATATGATAAGAGGGGTCACGGGTCTTAACGAGGCAAGGGACGGCAGTAGTCCGGATCCCAATGCACTTGTTGGTGTCCAGAAACTTGCGGCCTTAAACTCAAATACCGCAACTAGACACATTCAACAGTCAGGTTTATACGTGACTCAGAAGTTCGCTGAGTGCATTGCTTATAGAATGTCAGACGTTCTGGAGTATTCAGATATGTCAGAAGACTTTGCAAAAGCTATAGGAAGAGAGAGCATGGAGATAATAAGAGAGACAAAGGACTTGCACTTGCATGACTTTGCTATTTTTATTGAAATGCACCCAGACGCTGAAGAAAAAGAAATATTGGAAGGCAACATACAGATGTCATTAAAGGCTAATAAAATTGACATTGATGACGCTATTGACATTAGAATGGTAAGGAATTCTAAGGTGGCATCGCAGTTACTTAAGGTTCGTAAGAGAAGAAAAGAAAAGCTAGACAATAAGAGAGCCCAGGAAAATATTGCATTACAGTCAGAAGCAAATACCCAGTCAGCTTCGGTTGCGGAGCAAGGCAAGCAGCAGACGATTATGGCACAAGGAGAGGTTGATGCGAAGCTAATTCAGATGAAGGCTAAGTTCGATATGGAAAAAATGGACAAAGAGTTTATTTTAAAATCTCAGTTAATACAGATGCAGAACGGCTTTGATGCCCAAGTAAAAGGAGCTGAGATTCAAGTACAAAACAACAAAGAGGTATATAAGGAAGATAGAAAAGACCAAAGGACAGCCAAACAAGCCAGTCAGCAGTCTAAGATGATTAATCAAAGACAGCAGGATTTAGACCCTATTGACTTTGATGGATCAGACTCTATTAGCATATAAAAAAATATTATTATCTTTGCATTAATTATAAATCAAATCTATTATGGAAGAATTCACTTTTACAGCACTTGACGATAACGGAGACCCTATTGAGCCTAAACAAGTAGTACCCGAAGTAGTACCCGAAGTAGTACCCGAAGTAGTACCCGAAGTAGTACCCGAAGTAGTACATGAAGTAGTACCTGAGTTAGATGATAATAGCATATTGTCTTACTTTAAGGAGAAGCACGGTAAAGAGTACGCATCTATTGATGATGTTTTTAAGAAGCCTGAGGAGAAGACTATCCCGGAGGATGTGTCAAAGTACCTAGAGTATAAAAAAGAAACGGGGAGAGGATTTAGTGACTACCAAAACCTGCAAAAGGAGTGGAAAGATGTTAATGACTCTGATGTTCTTAAACAATATTACAAGGATTCTAAGCCACACTTAGATGATAGTGAAGTAAACTATTTACTTGAAGAATCCTTTTCTTACGACGAGGAATTGGATGATGAAAAAGATATTAAAAACAAGAAAATAGCAATAAAAGAAGAATTATACAAGGCTAGAAACCACTTTGAGGGTTTAAAGGAAAAGTATAAGACACCACTTGAGTCAAGTGATGTTTCTATTCCAGAAGACTACAAAGAGGCACATAGCTTCTATAATAAGTATAGAGAAGAGAGTGCAACGGAGCAAGGCTTATCAGAACAACGTTCTAGGTTTTTTGCTGAGAAGACAGACGCTTTATTCAGTGAGGAGTTCAAAGGTTTTGAATTTAACCTTGGTGATAAAAAAGCAGTCTTTGAGGTAGGGGATTTAGCATCAGTAAAGCAGTCGCAGTCTGACATCTCCAACTTTTTTAGTAGACATATAGATGACAAGGGATTCTTAAAAGACCCCAAATCATACCATAAAGAGATCTTTGCAGCAACAAATGTCGATAAAATAGCCAAGCATTTTTACGATCAGGGCTTATCGGATGCTACAAAGAACTTAATTAAGGATACTAAGAATATTGATATGGATGTTAGGTCTAGTGCGGATGTTGATGCTAAGAAGACAGTTTACCAGGCTCTTGAATCGGAGGACAATTACTCTATGAAAATTAAAAAACGAACCTAAAAAAAAATAAACTATGGCAGTAACAATGTCTGGAACCGGTGGTGCATTAACCCCCGCTCCAACAAAATCAACACTCTCAACCAATTATATTGGTTCAAGCATTGAGTTTACATCTCAGTACTTACCAGATTTGTATGAGAAAGAATTCGAGAAGTATGGAAATCGTTCCGTAGCATCGTTTTTAAGAATGGCGAGTGCAGAGATGCCTTTCTCTTCTGATATTATACAGTGGGCTGAGCAAGGTAGACTTCACTTAGCAGTGACTGGTGCTACAAGAACAGCCGACGTAATAACCTCTGCGGCTCACCCTTTTAGAGTGAATCAAACAGTTATTATTAATGACGGAACAGACCAAGACAAAGCTCTTGTAACAGCGGTAACGGCAAACACATTTGATGTAGTGTCTTACTCTGGTGCAAACTTAAACGCTGACATCGCAACCTCTGGATTAAAGGTCTACGCATTTGGTTCTGAATTCAAGAAAGGTACATCAGGAATGGCTGGATCTTTAGAGGCCGCTAAGGACATTCGCTCAACTACTCCTATCATATTGAAGGATAAGTACGAGGTGAACGGTTCTGACATGGCACAGATCGGATGGATTATGGTAACTACTGAGAAAGGAACTTCTGGATACCTATGGTATCTTAAGTCTGAGCACGAGACAAGATTACGTTTCGAGGATTACTTAGAGACATCAATGATTGAAGGAGAGCCTGCTGTTGCTGGTTCTGGAGCTAAAGCTGCAGGTTACAACGGTACAAAGGGTCTATTCTACGAGGTGGCTAACAGAGGTAACATTGCTACTGGATCTATTGCTGACAAGAGCGATATTGAGGACATTATCAAGATTCTTGATAAAGAAGGAGCTATTCAAGAGAACGTAATCTTTAACAACAGAGCCAAGTCTTTCGAGATTGACAATGTTCTTGCTGGATTAAACAACTTTGGATCTGCTGGTGCGTCATTTGGTCTATTTGACAATGACGAGAACACTGCTTTATCTTTAGGCTTTAAAGGCTTTAACCTTGGTTATGACTTTTACAAGACTGACTGGAAGTACTTAAACGACCCAACAACTGGTGGTATATCTACTGGTGTTGACGGATTAATTGTTCCGGTTGGATCTAAGACTATCTACGACGAGGTATTAGGAAAGAACGCAACACTTCCTTTCTTGCACGTTAAATTCAGAAAGTCAGAGGCTGAAGACAGAAAGTACAAGTCTTGGGTTGTAGGTGGTGCCGGTGGTGCTTCTAACAGTGACCTTGATGCTATGCAGGTAAACTTCTTGTCTGAAAGGGCTTTATGTGTACTTGGAGCAAACAACTTCGTAATTCTGAAGTAGTAATACTTAAAATAGGGGTGGGATACACTCACCCCTTTTTTTTAATATAAATTCAATCGTAAATAAAATGGCAGTAAAGAAAGCAGTAACCCATACGTGGGAACAAAGAGATCGTTTGTATGTACTTAAGAATGGATCAACGCCTAACAACTTAATCTTAAGGTCTAGGCATAGCAACAACAAACCACTACAATATTTTGACGGAAAAATACAAAGAGCCATGCGTTACGCAACGAACCAGGTTTCTGTGTTTATGGACGAACAGTCAGGTGATGTAACCCTTCCGGCTATTATATTTGAAAATGGAAAGTTGTTTGTATCACAACAAGACATCTTACTACAAAAGTTTTTATCTATTTATCACCCAGATCTTGGTAAGGTCTTTATTGAGTTCGACGCATCTAAAGTAGCGGAGGACGAGGTTATTAGTATTGATTTGCAGCTTGATGCTATGAATTTGGCTAGAGATATGGAAATTGATGAATTAGAAGCAATCGCAAGGGTTGTACTTAGAAGCAGGGTCAATGATATGAGTACTGCAGAAATAAAGAGAGACATGCGTAACTACGCAAGAAAGAACCCAAAGGAGTTTATGAATATCGCAAATGACGAGAACATTAAGCTTCGTAACGTAGCCATTAGAGCTGTAGAAGAGGGTTTATTGTTTGTACATGATGACGGAGCAACTGTGTCGTGGGCAGATTCAAAAGAAGAGAAAATAATTATAGCGCCCTTCGGACAAAATGTTTATAGTGAGTTGGCTAAATTCTTCAAGACCGACGAAGGTCTTAACGTAATGCAAGCTATCGTTAATAAACTATAGAGGCACGATTGTTTTTTTTATGAAAAGGGTGGTCTTAACTGGCTTCCCTTTTTTTTTGTATTTTTGTATGAAATAAAACAACAATGATAAACAACGTTAGGAACACTGTCTTGACTATACTTAATAAGGAAAACAGAGGATATTTAACCCCTGAGCAGTTCACATTATTTGCGATATACGCTCAACAAAATATATTTAACCTTTACTTTTCGGAGTACGCAAGGATGGTGTCCTTAAAAAACGCAAGACGATTAGGCTCGGACTACGGAGATAGAGTTAAAGAACTACAAGCTAAAATAGACCCGTTCACCGTATCTGTTAATATATCCAAGTCAGGCACATCATACCCTAAGCCAAGCGATTTGTTTAAGCCATTATCCGTTAGATACAATGGAACGCTCGTCGATCCGTTACCTATTTCTAAGGAGGTGTATATGGATGCAGCTAATCTTAACGGACCAAGTGCTACTTACCCTGTTTATGTAGACAAGAACAACGCATATACGCTTAAGCCAAGTACCTTGTCTGGAGCCTTAGAGTTAATATATATAAAAAATCCATCAGAGCCAAAGTGGACATATACCACTATTGGAGAGGATCCTATATTTAATCCAAGTGCATCGGACTATAAAGACTTTGAGTTAAATTCTAGCTCAGAAACTGAGTTGGTGTTAGAAATATGCAAACTCGCTGGCATAACTATTAGAGAGGCAGATATTACTCAGGCGGCTATTGGCCTGGATTCACAAAATACACAAAAGGATAACTAATGGCTACATCAGATAAAGACTATTACGAAAACGCATCGAACTGGGGGGAAGACCAGTACGTGACTTTAAATAACGTCATCAACAATTTTATGGTAATAAATGTTGGAGATAACAAGATAATAAACGACGTTGATAGATCCGACATTATATTTCACGCAAAAAGAGGCCTACAGGAGCTACACTACGACGCTCTAAAGGAGGTTCAGGCAATAGAGATTGAAATGCCCGACGACTTGCAGATAATCCTTCCAAGGGACTGTGTGAGTGTAATAGATATATCATGGGCTGATTTAAACGGGAGGTTGCATCCAATGACCACGAGCAGGGATATGGCGGTAATCAATAAGGCGTTCTTACAGGATAGTACCGGTGAGATACTATTTGATAGCGGAGACAATGCTTTGCAAGGGACTCCTCTTACTGATATACGTAACATTGATTCTGTAGTGAGTGATGATCAGGAGGTGAGTGTAAGAGCTCTTCGAGACGAGAACATAGGGGCAAGGTTCGGGATGGACACCTCAAGAGCAAATATAAATGGAACTTACAACATAAACAAATCTCTAGGGCTTGTTAGGTTTAGCTCAGACGTTGCAGATAAATTAATTGTTCTTCAGTATATTTCTGATGGACTATCCAACGTGGAGGAGTCAAGCATTAATGTGCACAAGTTTGCAGAGGATTACTTATATAAATACATACTATACGAAGTTGTAAAAGGTAAATTTGGGATACAAGAGTATATAGTAACCAGGACCAAAAAAGAGTGGTTTGCTGCAATGAAAAACACAAAAATAAGAATGATGGACATTCACCCAATGGACATGGTTCAAGCACTAAGGGGCAAAAACAAGTGGATTAAATAATGAAAATAAGGAACCTATTTACTGCTGGAACAATGAACAAGGATCTTGACGAGAGACTTGTGCCTAATGGAAGTTTTAAGGATGCACTAAACCTTAGAGTGTCTAGCTCTGCTGGATCAGACGTTGGCGCCGCAGAGAATGCATTATCAAATAAGCCAGTTACCGCTCTATCACTTGGAGACAACCCTAAGGCTATAGGGATGGTGTCAGATAACATGGACTCAACTATGTATTGGTGTGTAGTATCCGATAGCGGCTGCTTTGTTTGTGAGTTCAATTCTTCATCTGTACAATCAGAGATTATTTTGTCAGACAATAGGGTTGACAATTTGCTTGGATTCAAGGCTAACAGGTTTGTAGACATGTCTGTGATAAACGACGCAGAGAACGGTAAAAAGTTCCTAATATTAACTGATGGTTTTTCTGAGCCCAAATACTTCAACATATCAGATGCTAAGGCATTATTAAACAACTCCTTTGACTTAGCTGATATAATGCTGATAAAGGCACCGCCTCTATATGCTCCCACCCTTACGTTGGTTGAAACAAACGATGGAGAAAATAACATAATAGATAAGTTTTACTCATTCTCTTATAGGTACGTGTACAGCAATAATGAGACGAGTGCATTGTCCCCGTTCTCTGAGTTTGCATTCTTTCCGGGTGAATTTAGGTACGACTACAATTCAGGAAACAACAAGTCAATGTTCAACAACAAGAACAAGGTTGATGTTACGGTTAATACAGGAGGTGCCAATGTAAAAACATTAGAAATAGTAGTAAAAGAATCAGACACAAATAATTACTTTATAGTAGAGAAAATAAATAAACTAGATAAGTCTCTTGACAATGATGTCTCTTACTTATTTGGATTTACCAATAACAAGGTCTTTAGAGTTCTTGATGCCGCACAGACTCTTAGAGTATATGACAATGTCCCTGTAACGGCTAAGGTAGTGGACGTAATAGGAAATAGATTGCTATTTGGAAACTACGGTGATGGATACAACTTAACAAATGGATCAGATACAGTGGTTCCTAATTTTTCCCTATCAAGAAGCGCCTCTACGGGTGTGTCTGGGGTTTCTCATAAGTCCATTAAATCAAACACAGACTACGAGGTGGGTATTTCTTATCTTGACGGTAAAGGTAGAATGACTACTCCTCTTACTAGTCAAGGCAACACGGTACACGTGCCTATTTTTGACTCAAACAAAAAAAATACTCTCTCTGTTGAGCTGGCTTCAAAAGCACCAGATTGGGCTAAAAAATATAGGTTTTTTGTAAAACAAAGCAGGAATGATTACGACGTTATATCTCCTATTAGGTTTTATGGTGACGGAGCTTTTTCTTGGATAAAAATAGAGGGAGAGGACGTTAACAAGGTTAATAAGGGAGATTTTTTATTTGTAAAATCAGACACATCAGGAATAAAAAACAAACAATTAAAAATAAAGGTATTAGACGCTAGTATAAAAGAGAGAAATTTCTTGGAAGATGCATCTGAAACCAATACATTACAGGAAAGCGGAAACTACATAAAGGTTAGCACTGAGGAAATTTCTCTAGATGACACCTCTATCACTTCGTTTGATTATGAGGGATATGCCTTTAGATCAGATGGAACTGGTAATGATTTTGAAGGAAACCAGTCATACATAGAGCCTACTATATTTTACGGCAATGGTCTTGATGACTTGTCAGTAACAGGTACGTATTCTGGGTCTACCGACATTAGGTATCAGATTAAAATAATAAATACAGGGACTCCCGATAAGTTTAAGTGGAGAATATTTGATTGCGAGGATAATACTGTTGGGTCTTGGAACGATAACAGCGGCAATGGTATTGATGCAGGAGCAGCCACCTCGCTAGGCAATGGGGTATCTATATCTATGGCGTCTACAGGTCACACATCAAACGACAGATGGGTTGTTAATTGCAAGTCTCTTAGTAGAGCAGATCAATGGGACAAGGGAGGAACCGTTAGTTCGGATGGAAGAAGGGCTATAATGAATTACAAGTGCAAGGAGTCTACAGATGAATCTATAAAGATTGGTGCGGTTATAAGCATTGAATATGACGACTCTAAATCTGAAAAGAACGTAGACAATAAGTCTGGATATGTTTTCCAACAGTTTACATCAGGTTCTAGCTATAGCAATTTACAGGAGTGGTTTTGGGAAGAGGATATTTTATCTAAAATGTCATACCCAGAAGATTCGTCCGACATCATGTTTAGAAGAGGAGATATTTCTGTTAACCTTGAAAAGCTAACAATAAACCCTACAGGGGATTTGTTTATGTCCATTCTTTCTCCTTGCAACTACACGGGTAGCAGGAATGAAAGCATAAGAATAGATATTGACCTTAAGATACTTGAGTTAGACAACCCAATAATTTTTGAAACAGACTACAAGAATTCAGAGAGCGAGGCTTTTTATGAGATGCCTTATACTTACAATATAGACGATTACGGGAATCACTTAGGGGATACCGACCAGGTCTTTGGTGTTACAAGTGCCGTTGTTAATCTGCCTTACTTCAACTGTTTTGGTTGGTATAACGGATATGAGTCCATAAAAATAGGTGATGCGTTTAACGAGAAGAAAATGTTAAATGACAGTAAGCCTCTTGTCCCTATTGATGATTATAGACAAATCAAAAGAGTAGCCGGACTTACCTATGGGGAAGTATACGAGGCAAGCACGTCTTATAACGGACTTAATGAGTTCAACCTATCTAGGGCCAATTACAAGGACCTTGATATAAATTTTGGATCAATAGAGAGGGTAATATCTATGGATGGTGACGTTGTTGTTATTCAGAACAACAGAGTGTCTCGTATTTTATTTAGTAAAAACGTGCTGTATAACGCAGACGGAAGCGGAAATTTACAAGCATCTAGCAACGTGTTGGGGCAGGATGTTCCATATGTGGGGGATTATGGTATTTTAAAAAACCCATACTCAGCTACTGTAAAAAATAATAACATATACTTTCTTGACGAAATAAGAAGAGCCGTGGTCAGAATTGCTACTAATGGCATGTTCCCCATATCTAATTATGGTATGAAGGACTGGTTTAATGACAACGTTAATATTGATTCCAGGGTTGTATCTTCTTTTGATCCTCAAAACAATCAGTACGTCTTAGGGATAACTGAACCAGTGGTTGATTGGAGGGCGGATACTTTTTATTGCGTACAAGACGGAGACCCTGCACCTACTACTGATGCACCTACTACTGATGCACCTACTACTGACGCACCTACTACTGATGCACCAGCATCTTGTGAGTGCATTACAGTAGATGTATTGAATACTCAATTAACAAGTGGTGGATTGGATTTATACTATATACTCAATCAGTGTGGTGTTGGTTCAACTTCGATAAACTTAACAAATACATTAGGAAGTGAGTTTGATGGTTCAACTTATTTCGGATTATGTAATACGGGCAGTCAAAGTAATTTGTTTAAATACGGACCAAGTGGATCCCCATTTGTAGGTATTGAAGGAATGAATGTAACACCAAATCTAACAACTTGTACAGTTAATGGAGATTGTGTTCCTGTGACTCCTACAACGTCTACAACGTCTACAACGGCTGCACCTAC